GCTTCCTTCTCTTTTTCTGGCTAAGTTAGCCAGTGTAATGCATGCTTTCGCATGCACTCCACCCACGCTTCAGGTAACTGCGGTGTGGGACCGCATACGTTCCGGGGATTGTCCCCTCGCGACCATAATCGGCTGGCTGCCGACTATGCATTTCGAGGATAGGACTCCAGTCATGCGCACGCGTTACTTTGTAACGCGCGCGTGTGCGCAGGGCGTGCACCTCAAACCTCTGAAGAGCGCGATTTACTCGCGTTCTAAAGTGTTTGCGATTGTACGTCCATGCGTCCCCATACGGTTCGAGCCAATGTAGGTAGTCCACGTCCGAAGACGTGGCAATAGGTAGTTTCTCAAAACGAGTCTCTACCTTCTTCCTTATATAGGCTGCGGACCGATGATAACCATTCTGAACTAGCCAGCCATAATAGGCTGTATAGCTCGGAAGGATCTCGGAACGATTCGACGACCATACTTGACTCATCTTGAGTGGGGTGACATTGGTGCCTCTGTAGGCATCCATCCCGCAGGATTCTCGGAAGAATCCCCAAGTACAGCACTTCCTCTCATTGAACATCAGTCCAAAGAGAGGGAAGTGTTGCATTACACACGCATAATCTTCGCGGTGTAATATGATGTCGTCTCCGTAGACCCAGACCCTAGCAGCCGCTTTTTGTAGCGGAAGGGCTCTGTGCCTACGAATAATCGATACGGCAAGTGCCCAAAACGCATACGCCTCTACGGGAAAGCATAAAGCTGAACCCATAGGTGCGTACTTGTTTAAGGACACTATCTTCCCATCGGGCATGCGAGTTGCATCCGTCCTCAGTGCCATCAGGCACCGAAGAATGTGGGGTACGCCCGCAAACAGGTCTTCGACCAGTTGCGTGCTCACCCTATCAGATGCTTCCTTCATGTCCAATGTGACATACCGACCGTCTAGCGATCCAGTCAAGGCTAGCTCACGATTAATCTCTTGGGAGGTGAAATTCACCTGTCCTCGAGTAAGATCGTGAGTCTCGAGATGCTTTACCAAAGCACCTCCAAGGCCTTGCTGCATCCATTGATACTCTAGAGGCTCGCAGCTGATAAGCCGCGGTCCTTTCGAGTTCTTTGGAACCAGGACGACCTTAGCGACACCACTTTCGTGGGTCTCCAAGGCTTCCAGGGTTGCTAGTTCGTCGCACAGGTGGTTGGCGTTGTAGTAGAAGTACTCCGTATAGGGGTACGCCTCCTCAATCTTGGTGTAATAGCGCTTGAAGCGCATCTTACGCCAATTAGCCTCACCTGTTGCTACCGCACCGGGGCCATGCCTCGGTGCGATGTCGTATGGATCAAACGAACAGAATGCCCGAGCCGTTAAGGCCCGGGCAAACGATAGGATTATTCGTCCTTCGGTGCTGGTTTGCCCTGCAACATATGCAGGAGCCAATGCAGCATCCGTATGGACAAACTGATCCAAAACGTTTTTGGTCTGTTCATTTGTGAACGGTAGCTTGAGCTTGTATAACAAGAAAGCTACTTGCCTCATCGATTTAACCGCATCTGGTGCGATGACTGGGTAGTCATCGACCATGCCGTCGGTATTGACAACCTGCTCCATCAAGCTACCCATGAATTTTGGGATGCTTGTACCCTTCTTCTTTTGGAAGGCGGGTATGGAGAGCGGAGTGCCAGTACTAAGGACCTTGTCAAGGGCCTTACCATATTCAGGAAGGGTCTTCGTTAAAAACGAAATCCCTTCATGGCGACATCGGCCACGGATCTCCTGAATGTCCCGGTCGAAACCAGTACAGTCAATAAGTCCCGTGTAGCGATCAGTTAAGTCTCCGAAGAGACTGCAGTAGAGCTCGACATAAAAGTCGAGCAGGCTATTATGAATCCCCATATTGGGTGGTTCTCCTAGCAACAATCTATCTGTTTGTCTCCCGAAGACCCCTGGTCAGAGGACGACGGATCCGGAGTCGGGCTAAGAAAGCCCTGGCTCCAGATCGGGTAACCCATTAGTTTTAGGGTTCCCCAGCCAGCCACTTGGCTTGGCGGATCGGCCCATTAGTAGCTTCTACAAAGAAGTCACTAATAAGGTCAATCCCCGCGCCAACTGCGCTGCTGTCAAATGTACCGTCCTGCGGAATTACCGCAATCAGGTACACTTGCAGAGTTCTTGCCTCACCAGCCGTGTTAGGCTTGGTATAGGTGAACTGCACGCGCCGCCTATCTGAAAGCTTACCACTTGGACCCTGAGTATCGTGAGAAATCACGAGATTCTTAAGGGTCCCAGCCGTAAGCCCAGCAACTCCACGAATCGACGTATCGTCGACAATGGAGCGGAGCGTATAATCCTCAGTATTGAGGGTGATGGGATCTGATAGCATTGTTGCTTTCTTATTTCATCGTTTACGTTTGCCGGATACTGCCACAAGCAGAGAAGCCGCAAGTGCGACTTTTCTACCGGTGGACTGCACCAGCGTGAAAGGAGACGACATGGTAGGTACCATGCGCTCCCGTTGGTAGTACTCTCGACTCATATAACAAAACGGTTGAGCATCTCCTGAAATACGGAAATACTCATCGATTTGCCACTGAGCCTCGAGCACAGTCTTCAATTTCTGCGAACAGCAGAAATCGAGCACAGTAACACTAGCTGGATTGAGATCACGTCCGAACCACTCATCCAATAAATCTCCCACGTTGAAAAACCAATCAACGAGGAAGGTGAATGGAATTGCGTTCCAGACGATACTTGGTCTCGAGGGTGATATGCCAAGTTGGCCCATCACCCCCAGGATGTTAGAACTGATCTCGTTCATATACGGGATACTATACGTATAACGCATAGTCGCGTGTCGCTCCACCGTTGGCGTAATCGGCCTCGTTATCTTGATGCTTTGATAAGCATTAAGACTGACGCCGATGTCCGCAAACGCTGGTGCATCCTCCGTTTCGGTATAATGCCGAGTTTGGGGGATCCCCGCCTTATCACGATACTCTTTTATCCGCTTCATCATTGAGGCGAATATATTAGACATGCGCGATAAGTCAGACACAAACGGTCTAATGGCGAACTCCCAAGATAAATGGGCACCCGCCGCAGCCTTCGCAATTTCGCGAAGAGAAGCGGTTGGCGTTCCATAACGTCTTAGGAGCGAAGATATGAACTTGGCTTCATCTCGTGCGGGACTGATCCCGTCCAAGAATTGCTTAGGTTTCATTCTTTTACTAAGTCGCCAAAACGACCCGATACTACGATGCAACTCCTTAAAGTCCTTAAGTTCATAAAAGAAATTAAGGATTGAGAAGTTGCTCTCTAGGCTTGGCTCCATTGCCTTGTACGCCCTATAGCTGAATGCATCCCAGTCAAAGGATTCCCATGCCAAGTTTGGCAGGTAATCCAACATGACGTTGGGTTGGGAAGAGTCATAAACTCCTCCCTTGCAAGCACCTATTGCGCGCGTCGCGGTTCTGTCGCCATCGTACCTATACGAACGCTTATAATTATTGTCATTGGTGACAATATCATAATGCTGGAGCTGAGCTCCGGTACGAGTGAGCTCGTCTCTGGAATGATAACATCTTCCAAAGCGAGTCCCTCCCGTATTTTCGTATTCGATGTATTCATCGAGAGAGTTGAGCGTGATGGCACCAAGGGTTGAGACGATCGTTTCGCCGTGAGGGGGTGTAGACCCCCAGGCGATCGTGTCGTGCTCGTTGACAGCAGTCAAGGGACCGCTGCCGAACACCAGGGTGGCATTTCGGCTCTTTATCATAGTATATTTGCGTTAGCAGTTAATGTTGGCTGTCCAGCCTCCTTTA